CAGGTGCAGCACCTTGAACACGCCCGAGAAGGCGACTTGATCTACTGGCCCCTGACGAAGAAGCTGTTTGAAATCAAGCACGTTGACCATGAGAATCCATTCTACAACTTGGGCAAACTGCACACATACCGAGTGACCGTTCAACTCTTCCGATACTCACAAGAGGAATTCGACACTGGTATTCCAGAGATTGATGCAGTAGACCCCGAACGCGGCTACGGAGCACAGATGGTATTTGAAGCTGGTGGAACTGGAGACTTCGATAGAGATGAAGTCGTGTTCACCGGTGCTGATCTTGCGAACGCTACAGCCCGAGCGATCGTGGTCGCATGGGATCCTGATGAAAGGTTGCTAGTGGTGAACAAGGTGGTCAGCACGTTCTTTGATGGTGACGTGGTACAGAACGAAGCTCTCACAGTGAGTCATACTATCGCTGTCGATGGTCAACCACCGGTGGCTAACGTGCCTGCTGATGAGGGTGCAGACAACTTCGACATTCAGACTGAAGCTGATAAGATCATCGACTTCAGTGAAGATAATCCATTCGGAGATCCGTAATGCTGAACCTTCCTCATTTCTATAACAAGTCTATCCGAAACGTCGTTGTCGTTTTTGGAACTCTGTTCAATGAGATTCAGGTGTTGCGAACGACTCTAGAGGGAGCATCGGAAACTCAGCGGTTCACGGTTCCGTTGTCCTACTCCTCGAAAGAGAAGTGGCTGGCCCGTCTACGACAGGGCACACAGCTTGAGGGCGAGGAAACTGTAACTCAGATGAGTCTTCCTCGTATGGGTTTCGAACTGACCAATGTGATTTACGATCCGCAAAGAAAACACATCACCACCACGACACGAAAAGTGTGCGACCCGAACGATCCCAACGTGATGTTGTCAACGTTCGTGCCGGTGCCTTATGATTTGGAGTTGTCCTTATACATAATAGTAGACAAACAAGATGATGGGTTGCAGATCGTCGAGCAAATCTTGCCGTTCTTTTCGCCCGAATTCACCGTTTCTATCAAGTCGGTTGAGGGTTTGTACCCAAGTGTTGACGTGCCGTTCATTCTAACCAGCACAACTATCGAGGATAACTTCGAAGGTGATATGACAGAGAGACGGTTCGTTATTTGGACCTTGACATTCACGGCGAAGTCACAAATCTTTGGCATCGTTAGAGAAGGTGGTTTCATTCGAAAGGTTATCGCAAACCTGCGTGAGTTCGACGGTACTTTGGATGCTAGAATTTGCGTCGAGCCTGACCCGCTCGATGCCGCGCCAGGTGATCCGTTTGAACCAATGGTTACTATTACGGAATGTGAGTGATGAGCAAAAAGAAGAAACAAAAGAAAACGGTTGACGAGAAAATCAGCGAAGTGCTTGACATCTCAGCCAACCCTACCACCAATCCGATTGTGAAAGCCGAACCGGTAGAGGGTGAAGTGATCGACGCGGAGATCGTTGTAGCTCAGACTCAACCGCTTGCTTTGGGTTATGCCACTGATGGCGAGAATCCTGAGATCGACGAGGACTATAAGTCCGCAAGAAAGATTTTGGACGAGACGGGCGATAAAGCCATGGAAGCTCTCGACCAGATGAAAGAAGTGGCCGAACAAGGTCAGTCTGCCAGAGAGTACGAAGTTGTGGGACAGTTACTCAAGATCAATCTTGAAACTGCCAAAGCTAAGACCGAACTGCATAGGGACATGAAGGCGCTTCGTGAGGCAGAGGCTAAGATGCGTGCCCAGCAACAACACATCGGCGATGTCAATAATTCGGTGTTTGTCGGTACGACGGATGAGTTGTTGAAATTGAACAAAGCTGGCAAGATACCCAAGGATAGTAAATGACGCACGGTAACGAAGCCTATCTGGGCAACCCCAATCTTAAACCACAGAGACAGCCCGTAGCGTTCTCGAAAGAGCAGGTCTCCGAGTATGTAAAATGCTCAAAAGATCCTGTGTACTTCATGGAAAACTACATGAAGATCGTGCAGCTAGATCGTGGTTTGATTGCGTTCGATATGTGGGACTTCCAGAGGGAGTTGGTGGACCTGATTCACAACAACCGATTCGTGATCGCCAAGTTCCCCCGACAGACTGGCAAATCAACGACGGTCATCGGTTACATTCTGTGGTATGTGCTGTTTCAATCGAACATGAGTGTTGCGGTTCTAGCTAACAAGCTCTCAACGGCCCGCGAGTTGTTGTCTCGATTGCAGCTTGCTTACGAGTATCTGCCTCGCTGGTTGCAGCAGGGTATCAAAGCCTGGAACAAGAGCAACATCGAGCTTGAGAACGGTTCGAAGATCATCGCAGCAGCTACTTCTGGACCAGCTATTCGAGGAGGTTCTTACAACCTGATCTTCCTCGATGAGTTTGCTCACGTGCCCAAAGAGATTGCCGAGGAGTTCTTTAGTTCTGTGTACCCCACGATTTCGTCTGGTAAGACTACCAAGGTGCTGATCGTTTCTACCCCCAAGGGTATGAATATGTACTACAAGCTGTGGGTCGAAGCGAAAGAGGGCCGCAACAGTTACAAGCCTATCGAAGTCGCGTGGAACGCGGTGCCGGGCCGTGACGAGGCATGGCGAAAGCAAGAGATCGCAAACCTTGGTGGTAAGAACGGCGGCCTAGAGCTATTCAGAATCGAGTATGAATGTGAGTTTATCGGTTCGACGGCAACGCTCATCGCAGCAAGTACCCTGAGAAGCCTCGCCCACAGGGATCCAATCTGGCAAAATTATGAGGGGTTAGAATTATACGCGAAACCGGAAGCAGATCACATCTACGCTATGTGCGTTGATACATCTCGCGGCGTTGGTTTGGATTATAATGCTTTCACGGTCGTTGACATCACCGAGATGCCCTATCGTATCGTTGCCAAGTATAAGAACAACAAGATCGCACCGATGCTTTTCCCCAACGTGATATATCCCGTGGCCGAGAAGTATAACACAGCGTATGTGCTGGTCGAGATCAACGATATCGGTGGTCAGGTGGCAGACTTGCTGCACCATGATCTGGAGTATGATAATCTCGTCATGGTGAGTGTGCGTGGTCGTAAGGGCCAATGCATCGACGGCGGCTTCGGCCGCGGCAAGACTCAGTTTGGAGTTAAGACCACCGCGAAGGTCAAGGCTGTGGGGTGTTCGGTCTTGAAGTCCATGATTGAAGAGGAAAAGTTGATTATCGAGCAGCTTGACATCATGGACGAGCTTTGTACGTTCATCAAGAAAGGTGACAGTTATCAGGCCGAGACCGGCGCTCACGATGATCTGGTCATGACCTTGGTGCTGTTCGCATGGTTGTCCACACAAACCTACTTCAAGGACTTGACGAACGTGGACATTCGAGCGAAGCTCTACGCGAGTAAAATCAAAGATATGGAAGAAAATATGCTTCCCGCAGGTTTCTTCGGAATTGATGGCGCCGAGGCAGAGGTAGAGGTCGATTCTGAAGGTAATGTTTGGACTAAGGTTGACAGTGATGAGATGCAAGACAAGCTCGGCGCCGGCGGGTCGTGGTAGCAATGCCGAAAAGCATCAATCCCTAAATATCTGGCATGAGCCAAGTGTAAAATGCTCGAAAATCAGGCCGAATTGAGCTAGGACGAGCAATAAAGGAGAGTACCTAATGGGATTTCAACTCAGCCCTGGGGTCCAGGTATCGGAGATTGACCTAACGACTATTGTCCCGAGTGTCGCAACGACAGCGGGTGGAGTAGTTATTGTGTCCGCGTGGGGTCCAGCAGAAGAACGTGTGCTGGTTTCCAGTGAGCGAGAATTGCTCGCCGCGTTTCGTGGACCAGACAGCAGCAACTTCGAATACTGGTTTACCGCTAATAATTTTCTCGGTTATGGTAACAACTTGCAAGTTGTTCGAGCTATCGCTAGTGACGCCCTCAACGCATCGTCGAGTGGTTCGTTCAGCGGTGTAATCAAGAATGAACTAGACTACGAGAACACCTCCGATGTCGTTTTACAATCGGCCGGTGAGTGGATCGGTAAGTTCGTCGGTGATCTGGGCAACAGCCTTGAAGTAAGCATCTGCGACGGCAAAAGCACGAAGCAAGAGTTTACTGACTCCAGTGCGTTCGTCCTCGGTGAGGATCTGACGATCGGTGAAACGGTTACGGGACAGACTTCGGGTGCAACCGCAACGGTAGTCCTATTCACGGCCGCTGCTGTGGGCCAGACAGGTTCAACCCTGTTGGTCGATACGATCACTGGAACCTTCGTGGACGGTGAAGCTGTTCTCGGTGGAACCTCTGGTTTCCAAATCACGATCGCAACCGATGGTATCGAAAACAAGTCCGAATATGACCTGTGGGATTTCAAGAACCTATTCAGTGGTCAGCCGGCCACGTCCGCATACGTTTCTGAACGAACAGGCACCCAAGACGAATTCCACTTTGTCGTGATCGACAAGGATGGTCTTTGGACCGGTGAAGCTGGTACGGTACTAGAGCGTTTCGAGTTCCTTTCGAAGGCCTCTGACGCTCGTAAGAGCGATGGTTCCAAGGCATACTACCGCGATGTCATCAACGAGGACTCACAATTCGTGTGGTTCGGTGACTTCCCTGCTGGTAC